TGGACCAGTTCCATGATACTCCCAGCCAACAGATCCTTCACGAATATCCGATATGTCGTACTGCAGTAGGGCACCGCAACTTTTACATCTGGCCTCTCTTATTTTCCCTGCCTCGATAATTTTAATCATCTTCATCCTCCATTATCTTAAACTTGTTAGATAGATATTCTCTTTACACTGCGGGCATATAATATAGTCTTTTATCAATTTACGCCCATCTCCCAATGGCATCATAGTTTTAACTGTTTCATTTTTAACATCTGATTTTTCATAACTCAACAAAGCACCGCAGTTGTTACATCTTACCTTTTTCTTTGTTCCGGCTTCAAGAATCTCGATCATCTTCATCCTCCAATTCTACTGTTATACTATCTTCTCTACCAAACTCTATGAATAGCGTTAGTCCTATAAAAATCATACAATATATACCGTCAACGCCTCCTGTAATCATAGATAGTCCAAGTCCAAAAATAAAAAGACCGAAATATTTGAGAAGTAATCGAAGCATCATTTCCGCACTCCTTTCGGAATTGTTAGCATTTTAAACATTTCAGTCGCTTCTGGGCCTTGTATTGCATTTAAAATAGTGATATTACCTTGTTTTTTCTGCTCACCAACGATAAGAATCGGATTATCGCCGTTTTCACTGTTTACGTAGCTTACAAGTACACATATTTCAAGATTTCTACTCATCTTATTTCTCTCTTTCTTTAAAGTTCACTGGTCTGTGCGAATATAAATTGACCGCATTATCAAGGCAATCAAAACACGGATCATCTGATTCTAATGTATCTTCATACTTGCATTTCTTACAATACTGGTCAAAATAAACTTCTTTATATGTATCCTCTTCCATGACATCTCCTTTCTCAAAACAAAAAGAAGAAGCCCCTTAGGACTCCTCCTCCGTTTTAGATTCTTCTTTTTCAGAAGTGTTTTTGTCTTTCAGGACTGTGGTCACAATAACTTTTTCTGCCATAAATGATACAAATGCCGCAGCATAAGCTCCTAACATGAAACCAAATCCCTTTTTAAATCCGTCTTCCATTTTTATTACCTCCTTAAAATATGAATCTTTTTCATAAAGGCCTATGTTTTTTACGCGAACGCGAACGATTGATCAAATGAAATAATCTGATTTGTTCCTAAGCGTGGATCGTCATATGGTATGATACATGGCATTATCATGCAAATACCAACACCAGTTTGAATCGTTATTGGATTTCTCGAACCTTCCAAATGATACGTCAATGCTGTATCGCAATCCTCAATGATGCGATATGTTATATCAACGAGCGTAAGATTATAATACGATCCATCGTATTCCAGTAAATAAGAAAGTTCCGGATTGGTGATATCTCGCTTTAATGGAATATAACCTCTTGACTTGGCAATGGCGAATTTTTTTGAGAAATTGATTTTTCTTTTGATACCGGCGAATGTGATAAATTTATTTATATCCGGATATGTTATTTTGGCTTTATCCAAAAGCTCTATTTCTCCAGTATTTTCTGTAGTCAACGCAAGTGTCTTAGCATTTGTAAAGCATGTATAATCAATGCCATTAACAATAACTTTGCATGGCTTTTGTAATATCTCTCTTGTTTCATTTGTATATGAGAAATATTTCTTCATGGCTATATATCGCTTTTTAGCTGTTGGAATTTCTTTTAACGAATCCGTATAAATTTCATCTCTTAGTTCTGTCTTAAGCTCTTCAATTTTATTGTCGTTTAGCATTTCCAATATTTTTATATTTCTCATATGATACCTCCATCCGTCAATGATTATTTTCTCTTGCAGTGGATTTCGTATATTATGAACATAATAACCAATATCGGCCAAAACAAAACAATTTTAAATGAATATTTAGCGTTGTCCGGTTTTGACCAAGTTTCGACCATGTTTCCAATTGTCAGATAAATTAACATAACGAGCACAATTCCAATCAAGTCCATGCCTATTTTCTCCCTTCCAAAATATCAATGCGTTTTGTTAATTCGTTAATTGTGCCAATAAGTTCATTAATTTTCCGAACCATGACCTTATCAGTATTTCCATAAGAATCACTTACATAATATTCTTTATGCAACTTGCCTATTTTCTTTCTTTGCCACATTATAAGATACCTGTGATTTGTTCCATCCAACAAATCTCCCTTCATTAAATTTTTTCTTATCTGCCAAAGCTCTCGATACTGCTAAATCAATACCGGATCTTGATTTAAGATAATAGTAATAAAGTTCATCATAAGGTGTGTTTAGTCTATCAACGCGCCCGGCAGCCTGTGTCATCATTTTATACGAATAATTTTGACTATAAAAGATAACGCAATTTGTTCGTATACAATTCCACCCTTCGCTTGCAGAATTATACTGGCAAATGTAAACCCACTTATTTCCTTCCGGTACTGGCTGATGAGCATGTCCATTCCACTCGGCTATTTCTGTCCCATATTCATACCCAAGGTTCAATAGTATTTCTCTTTCGTAATCGTAATTGTAAAATATAATTGCTCGTGGATGACTCTCGAGAATCTCAAGAAGTTTGATCTGGCGTGTCTCATCGCTATTTACAATTCGTCTAAGCACGTTACACATTTCTCCAGCATTTTGGATTGGCTCATTCTCTTTGTAGATATTTTTCCGATTTCGTATAACAAACTTATACTGCTGAATATCATAACTACAATAAATATCCTCGTTGTGTTTGACAATATCATGCGTATAATCCATATTCACAAGTATTCTATCTCTAAGCCGATCCAGTCTTGTTGTATTTACATAACGATCAATTTTGGGATACTTCGTGTATCTCGAAAATATTACGTGCTCCCGATTGAACTCTGTCTTATTTTTAAAGAATCCATTTCCCAAAAATACTGGTAAATACTCGACATATGAATCGCCTGGTGTTCCACTGAGCAAAATCCATTTATTTGACTTAGCTATCGTCAAAAATGATTTGGTCCATGCTCCATATGAAACGAGACGCTGCTCGTCCAACAAAAAATATGAATCTTCAGCATCTACGTATTTGCCGATATTATTCCATGAATCTACGACAATCTTGTTCCCAAATCTTGTTTTACCGTCATCGCCTGGATATAACAAAAATGGAACTAATTCGCCAAGCCATTCTTTTGAATCCCTCTTTTTCGCAGTCGTTATGATATATAAATCTTTCGGACTTCTCATCGGAGAATATCCATCTTTATCAATCCAGCCTCCGTTCTCTTTGAAATACCAAAAAAGAGCGGTTCGAGATTTTCCAGATCCGACCGCTCCACATAGTATGCAACCATTTTTTAATTGATTGACTGCATCCAACTGATACGGATACAAAAAATTTGTTTCTGTTTTCTGTCGATATTGTACGCTCAAATTTTGCCCTGTTTCTCCTTTACAAGATATCTTCGATTGGGACCTGTTCGACGTCACCTCCGGCTACTGTGACACTTATCATGGTTTTTCCTGTCTCTTCGTCGTAGAAAATATCATCGAGAAGATTGTCGATTTCTTCCTGAATATCGCCATCCATCATCCGCATTACTTCGTACTCTGAAAGCCCGATCCGATTACGCAATCTTTTAAGAACCGTTCCTGTCCAGAAACGCATTCTATTCGCATCAGAGAGATTGCTCAGAAACATCAGTTCGTAAATTCCGACTTCATTTACAATGTCTAAATACTTATCAACGCTTGGAATTAGATTCTCTACCTGATCGATAGTGGTTTCATCGAGTTTCATAAATGCAGCCATTGGATCAATTCCAAGCGCTTTACAAACATCACTGAGAATTGCCCACCATTCATCATTTTTCAGAACGAATCTAATATTGTGTCCCTGCCATGTTTCTACTCTTGTCGTCATAGTTTTCTCCTTCAAATGATTTGATAAAATAAAAAGAAGAAGCCTGACCACTAAAGTCAGCGCCTCCTCTTTTGAAACTACTTATGCACTTTTTCGACCGTTTCACAGATTGCTTTGGCAATGTTCTCAATCACCAATACTCCAGCAAGGATTGCCATTGTTGGAACAAATAATGACTTGTCGCCTTTCTTAAAATCCATAATATTCTCCTTTCGTTATGCAACATAATTTTGTTTCATAATAAGCTATGTATTTTACGCGAATCAGTATTTAATGACGACTCCTACGTCATCTCGCAATTCGTTAACATAGTCATCAAAGGAGCTTGTACCGTCAAGAATGTCGCCCATCATCTCGTCCACGTAATTGAGTGTTCTGATACAACGCTTTCTTCCGTATCCGTATAACCTATGCTCGGCAAGGGCGAAGCAGGCCATAAGAACTTTGACATTATCCCGTGACACTGACATTCTCATATCTTTCAAATCTTTTCTGGTTACCAGGAGCTTATTTTTACGATTTTCAATACGCTCTGTTCTCTCGATTTTTCTTCTCTCAGCACGTCCCATAATACTTTATTATTCTCCTCTCGTATCTGGTCAATTCAATCACACCACAAAACTACTCGTCCAATTTTATGGGTTTCTTTTATGTCAATAACTCTCTGGTTCGAACTGCCACGCCATTTCAAAGAGGTATCGCGAAGCTTTTCAACATATGGTCCATCGACTAAAATATCAATGTAATCCATGATTTCAAGATCCGATACCTCTTCGTAAGTGTAACCGGTATAAAGCCATATATTCTTATTAGGGAACAGCTCTCTGATATATTTACACAAAACCAATATATCTCGTCGGTTCCCTTCAAATAATGGATCTCCACCACTAAGCGTTATTCCAGATATATACTTCTTCCCAAGCTGATCGTCGATCTCATTTAACGCGTTTCCGTCAAATATCAATCCATCACTGCGATCCCATGTAATTGGATTTTGACATCCAGGGCAATGATGTGAACAGCCTGATACCCATAACACTACACGCAATCCATCTCCATTGAGCATATCGTCTTTTGTTATATTGTGATACCGCACTTTATTACTCCTCGCATATCTTCCGCCATTCGCACAGCACAGATTCACCAGTCTCCAATTCTTTCAGAGCGTCTTCACCCACGTCCAACCATACCTGTTTTGATTGTTCGCAAATATCACACTTTTCAATGCACAATCGCAATGGGTAGCCAAAGTCATCAAGCTGAATGACATTTGAAACTTGCGTTATCCTCCACTGATGCTTATGCTTTCGTTTAATCAGGTTAAATCTCATTTCAGTTTAAACTCCTTACAATGCTGGCCAAAATATCCATAGTAGTCAAAAATGGATTTGCCTAATTCACAGAACGGCTCATCGTAGTCATCATCGTCATAGTGAACCTCTTCCATTCCGCAGTTGGCACAAATTGAGCATCGTGTCGGTTTTTCAGACGTATTGTCTCTACGGATAACAAAATTCTTTAAACGTTTACATGCTTCTGAATGCTCTTTGACAAGTTCAAGGCAAGCGGCTAATGGCGCCGAATGTTCAATACAAGTCCTGCATACATGACTATTTGGGTCTTTCCATGGGTCAATGTTTCTGAAATATAAAGCACAATTCGCGCTAAATATATCGGTCGATTTTTTCCAATTTAAGATCAAAAGTTCATATACACTATTTTCATATTCTTTAGATCTGTAAATCCCATCAGAAACTTCTGTCCATTCGTCAAATATATTCATGCCAATTTCTCCATTCTATTGTTCGAATAGGCCATTCAAATCCAAAGTCCGTTCTTTTGATTTTGCAAGCAGGTTCTCCATCCATCCAGAAGACAATGCCCTCGATCGGATGATCTCTTAAATATTTTCTTATATTGCAAAATGATTCATCGATATCTGACGATAGATACAAATTATCGATAATACTTTTTCCATGTGCTACTAAAATATCATTAAAAAGTCCGTATGGATTTCCTTGAAAATGATAGCCTATAGCTTCATATGTTCCGTCATCCGGTGTATCGTCTATGATAGACCACCAATTAGCATTATATGCTTTAATAAACCATTTATCAGATGAATCATTTTCATTTACCCTGACCCAATGAGGCCAGTGTCCAGTAATCGGATCTGGATCGCAGCAAGCTATGGCTCCATCTGGTGGTGTTTTTCCTTTTTTACAATCATATCTCTTATAGAATTTTCCATCAATAATTGCACAACAACTGCCATCGTATTTTATGGTCGGTATTCCTCTAAGCAATACTTGTTCACATCCTGGAGTGATAATATTTTTAATGCCAACGACCTTATCTCCTTCATAAACTCTCTCAAATAATGTTGGAATTTTCTTCATGTTGCCTCCTCCAATCTCTCAATCAAGTCTTCTTCTTTTAACCCATATGGTAATTCAGCATAAGCTAATACTTGGACGATATTGTTGCCCTCGATCCAGTCATTTGTGGTATTCCAGAAATCATCGATATAATTACCATACGGACTTGCAACATCCACATGGTATTCCCATGTTTTACCGTTGCTCCAATTATCTTCTCGTAAAAATATCAGATAATTAGTATCATGTAAATCTGTTGGCGGATCATCCGAATTAAATGGAATCCAATTTATTACTGGAATTTTCATAACACATATCGTCTCCTTCCAAAGAAAAGTCGTAATCGTGAAGTGGAATAAAGTATACTTGCTTAATCGGATTATAATATAGCGCCACAATCATATATCCGTCTTCCATTAGTGTTGAAAAACTATTATCTAATCCGGCATAATTCATATCGACATCGCTGATTTTCCCTGATTGGATGAACATGAGGTTGTTGTCCAAAATATCTTGAAAATAGATCCCTTTTCCATACTTTCCAATTACTCCATCTTTAGACAATTTTTCATATAACATTTCATAATCAACACATCCGATATAAAATATAACTTTTTTATCACTCAAATCTTTGCTAAAATCATCGATATATACTAGTTTCACAGATCTCTCCTTTCGAAAAACGAAGAGGCCTAACATTTCTATCAAGCCTCTTGTCGATTTAATATCTAATACTATTATGCATCGTTTAGCATATTCATGATGATCATAGGTCTATCGTTCTTTTAGTCCCGACGCGGTGATAATACAGACATGGTCAAATACCATACCCCAAAACTTCCGACTTCGAGCCCAAGTACGAAAACTACGATCAGATTCATGATAGATCTAATAATTTTCATAAATGCATCCTCCTTTATTTTTCTATAAAAGGAAGCGTATTTTTCGCGATTTAGATGATTCCCCATTCCTCTCCAGCGCGTTTCATATGTTTCCTACGAGCATTCTGATAAGCTTCTTCAAGTCCAAATTCTTTGAGCTCTTCTCTGGTTAATACTAAGGAATCTAAAACATCTTCGTCTCCATCCCAGTTGATAGCATATTCATGGTTGTCCATTTCGTACTCAAAGGCGGCTTCAGCAAATTCTTTGTCATTTTTCATTTTTTCATGAAGCTCTTCAGTAAATCCGATCAGCATGTTTACCAGATCAGTTTTATCTTTTTTCTTAACAATATCGCCAGTTCCGAATACGGTTACACATTCTTTAAGACTACTTGCCCCAATTTTCTTAAGCGCACCATAGACTTGATCTTTGCTAAAAGCAAAAGAGATTGGAAAATTATTTACTTCTTCCTGATGCCTTCTCTGCATTTCTACATATTCTTTTCTCTTTGAATTAGTATTCATAATGCACACTCCTTATTTAACCCAATTGTCATGATTAACGATTAGATACCCATAGGAAAATGAAAAGGACCCTAAGTGATCTTAGAGCCCAATTTGCTTATTTACACTGAAAACCCATTTTAACTTGATCCTTGTTTGCTGATGAACTTTCTTTCTCACACTTAATCCCGCCAGCATCAAGTATTCGTCGTGCCGTTTCGTTTCCGTTATCGGCAGCCATTTCAATTGGAGCCATCATAAGTGGTGTAACAAATATGACTACCCAATCAGCCATGGCCTTTCCAATAGTAAATCCGAATCCGACTGCAAATGCTGCTTTCCTTAATTCTTTGAAATTTTTGTTCATACCAAGTCCTCCTTCTTATATGTTGTTTTCATTTCATAAAAGGAGATGTAGAAATCGCGTCATCAGATCATGTCATGTGTCTGCAGATATACTGTGACTTTTTCTTTCAGTCTCTCCGGAATATCAACAAGAGTGATAACTCCGAGAGAGATCTGTATTGCCAAAAATTTAATCATGCTCAACCCCCATCAATTCAAGTAATGCCGACTCAACCGCTTCTAGTCTATCCATTTCTGTGATAGCTCCCGGCGGTGTATAGTCAAGATATTTTTCAGGATTTGCCACAACCATCTCCTCGGTAATAACGCTCTGTTTTGTTCTGAACTCATTTACTTTACAGATATAAGAAACTTCTCCATCATCATTTGTTTCTTCGTGATCGAAAATCCTGATGAAAATATCAGCAGATCCGTCAGCAAGTTTAAAGTAACTATATTTATCCGGTTTCTCCGAGAATGCTGCGTTTGTCATAATAGCTAACCACCTTCTTTGCTCGGCCAACGATTGTCTTTATTTTAAAACGTTTACAGAACGGATATAGGTCGCTATGTTTAAGCCAACCATAATGGGATAATATTCTACGCGAAATATGCAGCGATAAATTTTCGGTTCTTCCCTTTACTCGCAAAAATAACCTACGAATTTTCTTAAAGATACGTGGTCGGATAATCGTGTTTTTGATTGAAACACAGTATCCCATCATATCAACTTTTGCCATCCTTGTTCGGAATATCCCATCATTTTCTTTTATTGTCAAAAATAGCACGTCCGTTATATATCTCCTAAAATCTTTAACTGCTCTTTCCAGCCGTTTTACACTCCCGCTGAATATAATGATATCATCCATATAGAACAAAACATGGGTGGCGTTATTCAGTCTGATTTTTTTACCATTTTTCTTTGTTCTGGTCGAAAACGAATTTTCTGTAATATGATGATAGGCGTAGGATATATAGTAATTTGCTAAATATTGTGATAAATACGATCCAATGCATAGGCCGCCTTTGTATGTCCCAAGTAAGAAATGGATAACGTAAAGAATATCATCACATTTGATGTCTCTGTGAAGAAACTTTTCCAAATTCTTAATATTGACACTAGGATAATATTTTTTGATATCACACTTATAATAGTATCTACTATTTTTGTAATCTTTTCTGATCCATCGCTCTATTTTTTTCTTACCGAAAATCTGCCCACGTTTGGGTATTGATGCACACTGAAAATATCCTATTTTAGCCATAAACATCTTTTTACATGCATTTACGACCAAATAGTCATAGACCTGTTGCTTAATTGTGGATATTCCGATTTCCCTTATTTTTTCGGAGGTTCGATCATACCGCATCTGATAAACAATTGGATTGAGAACAATGTCTCTATTCTCGATCTCCTGGTACATCGAATAAGCAGCTTTCGATATAGCTTCATATAGTTTATATCTCGTCTCTTTCGACTTGGCATATTCCTTGCATATTTTTGCTCTCTCATGGATGTTTTTACCATCACATTCGTAGTATGCAGCTAAGAAGTAGGACACGTCGGTGCGTTTCCATTTGCGTCTAAGACAATCGTATATAGCCTCCTCTACTTTGTCTACTGTTAAAATATAATTTTTGAGATAACGTTTCATTTTATTATCGTCTTTCTGTTGTGTACCAGCTTTCGCGATTATTCCTACTTGCCGGCTTTTTATACAATATTAAAGATCCGTTCGAATGCCCTGCTTAGGTGCGAAACACACTCATAATTTGTTTTCAGAAATTTGGCGAGACAGAATATTCCAGTTCGTATTACCCAGGTCATTGTTCGCATTCAGGCAGAAAAGACCTGCAGTAGCACCATTCCTGAGATTGGCAAACAAGAGAATACCCGTAACTTCGAGTGTGAAACCTTAAAAATTTACCTAGGGGAGTTATCCCCTCTTGTTACGCTTCGCTCCTCAATTCACCCCTACTCCATTCAAAGACAGGCGAGACAGAATAGTCCAGTACGCAAGACCCAGGTCAAAGTTCGCATGCAGGCAGAAGAGACCCGCAGTAGCACCATCCCCGAGATAGGCAAACAAGAGAAACTCTCTTTGTCCACTTGAAGCTCCATCAACATATAATCCGTCGGCGAATCCAGATGCGGTTCCAGAATTTGTCGCTCCTGCTTTCGCTACCGTAATCATTCCGTTATCAAAATCTGCCTGCATGTGAGTGATATAATTCCACTGGTTAAGTTTTGTCGGCTGAATGTTTTCCGCAAGTTTTTTGTATTTCTCCTTGATAGTAGTGATATTTGTCGTAAGAAGTGAGGCATCGTTTGTGACGTATACTTCTCGTGTTCCGGCACTATCAATAATATTCATTACAGCATTTGCCATAACTTCATATCCACCAACCGCAAACTCAATTCCTTGGAGCACAATTGGGAATCTGCCATTTGTAAGTTCTCCGACAGTCTCGCAAGGGCAACCGTTTCTTCCTTTAACTTCATCGCTAAATCCACTTCTCCAATGGAACGATGATATCCAGGTCGTTGCAGTCGTAGTAAATGTGGCGTCGAGAATAATTGCTGTATGGGTGTCATCATATGCCTCTTTTCCGATAACGCGCACATCCTCTGCGAGATTATGCATAGACCAATTAACTCGATCGACAACACTTGTTGACTTATTATCCCCGATGCTGACATAAGTCCCAATACTTATATTTCCAGCCTGTGAATTTGTGACAATAATGCGATTTGTATTTTCTTCCGCAATATCTGTTCGATACTGGAAATTGTGGTTTGTAACTCCGGCAGCAACTGACTGAGAATTGATCGTTGCGAATGTAAGCCAAAATGATGTATACATATACTTATAATCACATGACATTCCGCCAGTGTATCCGGTACCCTTTTGTTTGAAATATCCGATGTTATTGTTATAACAGATCGCTCTTGACTGCCCGTCTGTTCGACCTGCGCAATATCTCGCAGGAATAAGCCCTTTTGAAGAATATAAAATTCCATCAATTAATCCGCATACGTATTTTCCATATACGGCATAGCCTTGATCGGAACCATCTTTCTTTCTGCATTCTTCTGCGAGAGCATATCCATCCTTCGGAAGATCTGTCCTGGAATAATACCAGTATCCATTCTCTAACCAGTGTTTCTCGTAATAGGACATACCAAGAACAAATACATCATTTTTACCGGTGTCTTTGAATCCGTCCTGGCCTTTAAGCGCAGATACAATTCTTTCGCCATCTTCGGTAACATAAGCGTTGCAATCGTAGGTTTTGAACAACGGAATATTTTCATAATCATCTGTTCTATGTTCTGTCGCTGTTGACATCAGCCTGATAAGACCAGCGTTGTCGTCAAGTTTTTCACCAGAAGACGTCTGCGATGTTTCCCATAATGGAAATTTAACAGTATATACTTTACCTGTCCTGCAAAGATTGAAATGCATCGCAAGGGAAGCTGTAAAGCTCATATCTCCTTTATCGCCTTTCGGACCAGTTGCGCCTGTATCGCCCTTATCTCCTTTATCGCCTTTCGGACCAGTTGCGCCTGTATCGCCCTTATCTCCTTTATCGCCTTTGCTGCTCGTATATGACAAAAGTTTAATAGTGACAGTTGTTCCGGAAACATTTGTTACCTGCCAAGTGCCGATATTCGATCCGCCATCAACATTAGCAAATACATCTCCTACAACAGGTGTTCTGTTAAAATCAGAAACATTTCCAGTTGCCGTAATACCGATTTGTGTATATACTACGCTCCAATGTCTTGCTGCCTGGAGTGCCTGATTGCCTGTTTTTCCAGTGTCGCCCTTTGGTCCTTGTGGTCCGATATTTCCTTTGTTGCCGTATGCTCCAACCACTTTCTTATTTGTTTCCAATGCTGAACCATTTGTGTAATTTATGGTTTCATAATTCCACAGATATTTGTTTGTCTCAGTCATAATTGGCGGTGTTGTTGACCAAGATGTAGGAACCTCCGTGTTGGATGCCGACACGGCAAAGTGCTCGACAATATCTTTTATTCCGTTTCCTGTTACACCTATATCTCCTTTATCACCTTTTGGACCTTTGATGTTCACTGGTTCTGGATTCTCTTTTCCATTATCATTGGTCCAACTAATAATACCATCAGAACTTACTGATGGGGTGTATACGGCTGTGTTCTCCAATCTCGTAAGAAGCTGCGTAACAATATCCGGATACAATGAAACTACATGTTCTGCTGATTGCATACCGTTTGACACACGCAATTCTGTATTGATCTCTGTATTCCATTTATTCACTACATTTCCAGATTCATCTGTTTTCGATCCAGATATAATGAACTGAAGGTCTCCTGCGACTTCTGCCAAATAGCCACCGATCAACCAGGTGAAATGAATCTGTTTATCATTTTCTGGATCAACGGTGACATCTTCGATATGATAACTGCTCATTGCTCCGTCAGCTCTCATATAGTTCACGTACATGTCAAGTTTTGTAAGATCGATACCGTTAAAGTATCTAGGGCATTCGAACATTACGGCTTCTACATCAATATCATACTGCACTGCGATTCGTTTCAAAGCATCTGGCACAGTTATAATTCTGTCTTCTCCAATGATAATATACCCATCATCTTTTGATGGGATAGGTAAGAGTTTCGGATCATTTACATCCAATGTTGCTAATAATTTTTCTGCTTCTGTCATTATTCCCTCCGTACGGTTACAATGATTTCGTTTGTTTTAAGCATCGTCTCTGAATTTTTTCCGACAACAAATACTCGGAAAAAGTTTCCTTCCAACGCTTCTCTTGGAATTGTGCATTTTTTCCCATGTGTTAATGCCTGTGGTTCAAATTCGATATCTCCTCTGGAAAAACCAGCAACTTTTATCATCTTGTCCCATTCGTCAGAAAAATGAAACAAAATATCAAGGGTATCTCGGTTACATTCCATGCTGTTTGGGCCAAGCTGTTCTCCAGAAACATTTAATTCGATTATATTTACCATTTTTCCTCCAAAAAATATCCGGCACCAAACACTATGGTTCAGCACCGGACAAAGATCCATACTATTTGTCAGTAGCTTTCATAAATTCCATACCGCTCGTAAATACTTTGAATAAAATGGAAATACAAATCAATATATCATACCAAGTCGGAGCATTTAATCGACTTCCGATCCAAATTAAGCAAATATAAGCTAACATTACTTTCCTCCTTTATTTTTCTTGCTGTACTGCGTATAGTTTCTTCGCACCGACTGCTCTTCACGTTTTGGATATGTGTAGGTCGTGCCGTCATTTGCTCTATTACTGTCCTGTTTTATATAAGGTGTCCCATCAGTGCCTTCTTCACCAGCAGGGCAAGAAAATGGCGATTTCATCTTCTTCCATTCATACTCAAATCCTTCAGAACCGCTGATTTTAATTGCTAAACTACATTTATAATGCTGATCGTTTCTATCATCAACATAAATATCCCCAAGGGACCCCGCCGTATTCTTTCCAGGGACCCCGTTTCCATGAATAAGTTCCATTTTCAGTACCTCCAATTAGTCTTCCGGATGCTCTTCGGCAGCGAATCTCGCAGAGAATCTATCAATATTCTGTACAACACACATCGACTGCAGATATGCTGATCTAAACGGGGTGCCATTAGACATCTTGTCATCATATGGACGAATATCCAAATCGACGCTTTCAATGTCGATATCGTCAAGGCAAGCAATTGTATCTTCGGTAAGTTTTACCCTATTTGATCCAGATTCAAGATACACTACTGGCCCTCTTCCGTTAAATTTTACTTTGACAGGCAAATACATGAACGGGTTATCGCCCTCTTCTCTTGGGGCTTTGATATGTACGTTCCAACCGACTCCGTATTCATTTGTGTCTTCGATAAGGGCGTTCGCTATTTCCTGATCTTGAATAAGAATAGCGAAATTTCTACTTCCTTCTGCATTATATCTTCCCCCTTCACCTTTGAAGTTTTTGAAAATGATCATGGCATTGTCAATCTGTACTACGCCTCTCGGTGCAAATGTAAGTTTCATTACTTTAATCTCCTTTAAAATTGTTCTTTAAATATGTTGTTAATGTTTGTGAAAATATAAATGCTATTGCTCTATGTCATCGGCAATCTCCTTTCAGGTGTTTTATATAGAAAGAAATAAGAGCCCTGACTGTGTCTAGTCAAGACTCTTAAACCTATACCTATCTTATTTTTCAGAAAGCTTTTTGATTGATTCATTAATAAGTTTTTCAATCTCTGGATTGTTATCGCAAACACGCTGCAAACCGATTCCGACTTCTAATAAGCCAAATTTTCTTCCAACCGTTGCCCCAATGATAAAAGCTGCAATAGTTGCTCCAGCAATCAAAATCTTTTGTTTGTGCTGTTCGATAACTTTCTTTCCATTTTCTTTGATTTCTTCAACCTTCATACTGTTGCTCCTTTCAAATATGTATTAATAAGTATTCATAACAGGCTTTGTATTCGCCGCGAGTCAGCCAAGCACGAGACTTCGTATAATATCTTTTTGATGCTCATCAAGATCGTGATACAAAGTAAAACCAGTAGATCCATTATACTCGTCTCCGAACTGCTTATAATACATGCTTGCTTTCCAAAGATCCGGATACTCATTCTTATATCTAGTGAGTTCTTTTGCTTTTGCATCATATTCTTTATCAGAAATATAACTGTTATTAAGCTCATAATAAATATAAGAATGAAGTATTATAAATCTCTGCAGAAAATCTATGCGGTCCTTGACTGATAACCGAATGGCATTTCATCTCCTTCCACATCCGCCGGAATATTCATAAAATCTTCCATTCCAGAATTGCTCTCGTCGATATATGGATCGTCGGATGCAAACCATTCGGCGTCTCCATACTGATTAATTTCTGCCAGCATTTTATCCACCATATTTCGATAAAATGATAGATCAATCTTATCATGGCTTTCCGGATCTTTTATCATATCGGATTCAACCCAACGGTATCCTGTCGAGTTTGCTGCGGCATAATATTTTTCACCCTGTTTACGAACCAATACTCCACCGCCTTCCCCTGCTTTAACCGGAGTGAACTGACCTACCTTGCCAACAAATCGATAGTCATGACCTTCTGCAATCTTATCGTTCAGCCGTGCGCATTCAGATTCAAAAGTTGTGTCTGAAAGCTGACCCTTTTTATATTTGGACTCCAGCTTATCAAACTCTTTTTCATATTCTGTTACATCTGGAAGTTTCTCGTTCATATCCAAATACAAGGCAGATTTAACCGAGAATGTCTCACATAAGTCTTCGAATTTAATCGGCTCTTTACTGAATAACGTCTTAAACACATACGGAACAGCAAACTGTTTTCCTGTGGCTGTCCATTCCATTGGATGCTTCTTATTATCTTTAGGTACAAATCCGAATGTATTCTGACAATATTCAGGATCTTTATAACGAGCAATATAATCGGCGTCATTAATCTGGCAGATACGATCGTAGAATGCTTCAAATTCGAATGTGTAAGAATATTTCTTTGCGAATTCAATACAGAAGGCAACGATTTCTTTAGTAGCATTCGCGATTTTGATGGAGTCTGTCTTAATTGCAACGATTTTGAATCCACGTTTCTCAACTTCATCTTGCAAAGTCTTCATGAACAATGCTCCGCGCAATGCAACAATATTGTTCTTGTTTCGACTGTCTCTAAACGGATTGTCAAATTTAGCCGAAGTAAGTCCATATACGGAATTGATTGCAATCTTAAGCGCCTGTGCCAGATCAGCAGCCTGTCCTTCGTCATCAAGGAATGGTGCGAGTCTTCCACCGAGCATATGCCTTGCGGTTTCGAAATCACCCTGTTTAATTGCCACACGAGCATCTAGAATATCTTTGAAGTGCTGTGTATAAACTCCAAAGTAATTCATAGCAACCGCAGAGTTTGGATGCAGCGACTGAATATCAAGTAGTGCGACATTGATATAAATCCCAGCATTTGATCGAATATACCCACCGAATCCAAGATCGATTCCGCGATACATGTTATGCGGCTTGCGATCTTCTCCAAATTGAATAAATTCATATCCAGGAAATGCATTCAATGGCTTTTCTTTATGAATTTCATCTTCTGCAGTTCCGTATTGTTCACCAGTTGCCAAATCAGTATATACTAGGCTCGGATGACGCTCATTTCCAAAAATAATCTTTGTTGTCAGCGAGTTCGTTGTATCATTAACTGTTCCGCCTGCCAAGTTTGCAAGAATCTTTCTGGCAGTAAAGTCACCCTGCAGATGATCGAACACTTTCTCGGTCGCGGTAACATCCCATTTGCAGTATTTTATTACTTCAGACCAGAGTTCTTCTGGAACTGGTTTATCCCATGGCAATCCAAGCTCTTTATGTCCGATACCAAGTTCAATCTCCCATTTCTTAAGAGACTGCTTCTTTGCCGCAAAATCATATACATCCGTATAACCGAGTTTATAGGCTTCGCTAAATAATCCGCTATCTCTGCTTCCTTTTGGAGCATTGATAATCCGCTGAGAAAGATCATAGAGCTCTTCGACTGTATATCCCATCATCCTTGCATACAGCAAATGCCTATCATATTTCCGACCATTGAAGTCAACCAGCTTGAATCTTACAAGATTTTCGATATCGGATGATTTTGGATTGACCATAGCAACAACCGGCTTGTCTTCTCCCGCCATTTTATAGCAAACCAAAAACAGATTTGGAAAAATCTCAATGTCATAAAAAACAAGACAGTCCGAATCGCTTTCGTTAACTGTCTCATTCACTTCTTCGCTCTTAAATTTCATGTCACCAACAATTTTCATACATGTGTCTGCTTGATTTGTACTACTAGCGGCTAATGCAATAACCGGTCCTTTCATGTCGCTTAAATCATATCCAATCCCGCTCTCATATGCTTCATCCAAACACTTTTTAATCATATCAATACTTGGTTTTGTATTATGCATGATTTCCTTATTCAAGTGCTTTTTGATAATGGATCGGAGATGCTTTTCATTTTGAATTCCTTCGATATTTATCAATTTCTTTACCCCTTTCAACGGCAACCCTGAACTCAATACGGAGAGTCCAAGATTAACACATTTGATCAGTTTTCTCCGTAAAGAGCTTTTGCCGGTAAATACTTTTATTTCAATATCTTCGTCATATATCCTAGACAGTTCGGTGGGATCTCCATTGTAAATATAATGCAGATGGAGTCCTTGGCCTCCCTTACTTACCTCCGCATATGTAGGTGGCCATTTACTTGCGGCTTCCAGATTCTTCACTAATGATTTATTTCCATTTTCATCCTTAATATCAAAATCAATAACGATATGATTTTCAGGAATTTTCACATAATGGAGCTTACTTGTATCAATATCTGAAAGTTTAGTAGTAATACTATCCCATGGTTTTCCAGGAGTTTCATTTACTGTCGCATACTGAGCTGGACAATCTTTATAGAGTTCATCGAAGATAGATGGCTGTTCTTTTAGATCAATCCATGTCACTTTGTCTTTATTTTTTTCTTTTTTTTTACTTCCTCCGATTTCATTCTCGAAAATATCTGTTCGGAACTGACTGTAATAGTTTAACAGTCGTGATCCGTCTTCTGCATCAATACGATCGTCGTAATCCCAGAAGTAGTTTTTGAGTTCCTCTTTGAAATTTCTTTTCGAAAACGGAAATGAAACTTTGGCATCATCACAGTATGTCTTATACATTTCCCAGGCTGCCTTTAATGTTGTTCCATTTTGATTTTTGAATACGCTGTAAGAATCACATACAAAGTTATAGAAATCATTAGACGCTCCGAGCATTGATTTTGGAATATACTCGTCGTAATAGGCAGGGTCATCTTTATAAACCTGTAAGCAACGATATGCAATTCCACCAAGTTCAAATGGGATCTGAGCCATCAAATCTTTATACTCATCTCCGGGGATCTTGTTTCCAGTCGGATGTACGTCAATAAGTCGCCTTAATAAACCAGACTTTCCATCAGTAATCTTTACTGGCCTGTTCGTTCCCATAAATAAGAAACACTTAAAGCTTGTCTCATACAAACCTTTAAATTTCTCATTCACACTCATTCTTTCATGTGAAACCAGCGAATTGAGTCTTGTATTATCTTCAATTCGTGATAAATCGCCATCATGCTGAATTGCAACGAGCGGGTTTGTCTTGAATGGCTCAAGTGCAAAAGCATTATTCGCAGATCCAAGTGCCTTTGCGTCAAATGTGGAATAATACCCTTCGAACAATTGCTGCACAATATTAAGAATTGTTGATTTGCCTGTTCCGGCAGCCCCATATAAAACCATAAACTTTTGAAGCTTTCTGGAATCACCTGACACAATAGATCCGATACACCATTCGATTTTATGACGTTCATCCTCAGAGTACAGTGTTCCGATAATCTTATCCCATGCATCATAATTTCCTTCTTCCAACGGATAGCTCAATTTTTTACTTGCAAAGTTCTCTCTTCCGGGCTTAGTATTGGAAAATATCAATTCTTCATCAAGCATAGTATAATTATCTCGCATTTGTTTTTGACAATACTTATGGAACTTATCGATAGAGCCACTATCGGAATCCCACATATATTTACCAATTAATGTCGTGTCAAATCGATCACAATTTTGAGTGATAAATTTTTCTATCTCCGCATCAACGAGACGAATGACATCATCTTCATCTGTACTCCACATTTGCTGTTCACTATCCCAAATCGCATAAAAATCTTTTCCACGAACCATAAGATCGTTCGATTTTTTCATTATGAATTTAGGAAAGACTTCTGTTATCCCTGATTTACTCAGTGTCTTTGTCGCTACTGTCATGAAGTCCAACATTCATCTTATGACCTCCTTTCATTTTTGCAATATAAGAGTCCAGACTTTCTATCCGCCACTTATCAGATCCATCATCAAGGATAGAGAATACAGAATCACTTCCATAGAGACGAAATCTTATGCTGTTTTTCCCATTTGGAAACCATTCTTCCACGTCGGCAGCAACTTTCGGTCCAACTGCTTTGATAAATATTTTGTATACATCGTCATGTGCCATTTTCTCAACTCCTCATACCAATGAATCTAAATACCAGAGCATGGCCATCCAGATTTCAACTTCTCTCAAATCATGCTTACAATTTCTGATTCGGAAGAGACTTCCTTTTCCATCAGGCTCAAACTCTCTATTCATGAATTTTTCCACTGTTCCCTTAACGTATTCTTCATTAAACAAACGGTCGCTCATTGAGCCAAGTCCTAGATTTGCAATCATCTGCCAAAACCATTGCGCAGTTCTATTTCCGATAGTTGGATCATCCATTATATCCTCGCAGCGAATCGCCAACGCAAACATCATTTCTAATACGGTGCACGGACCTTCGATAAGATCCGCAGCACTCTCATCAAGATCGTTATAAAATGTAAATTGACGTCGAAGATTAATACCATCTTCCATGCGGTTTTTATCCCTAGCGTCTTTACATTTGAACGGTATTTCGTTCAAGCAATTCAGCAGTTTATCATACGTATTTTCTGGCGCATATCGTTTATGGCATACTATCGAATATATCCATTCGAAATACTCTTTCTTTACTTCTTCAGCAATCATTCGCTTGCACACATTCTATCGGAATATGCTCCATAATCACGCAGGATTTCATAGTGTACTTTCAGCTTGCTATTTCTTACATAAACCGAGTCCTCCTCATACTCTCCGAAATGCTGTGCAAAATCTGGACCAACCAGCTCGTCCGCATTTGTGATAATCTTATCGTGATCATCGGTAAGAACCCCATCTCCCTCATAATATGTGAGAGTAATCGTCGGATAATCCTGTTCCCAAGATTCTTCCGGAGCAATTACTTCCGGTACGTACATATCTTCGCCCTCCTTATTTTCTTCTTTTTCAGATTTGCTCTCGTATCCATTGTTTAAAAGAATATCTTTGAGCTTTTCAGCATCCGCATCTGTCGGCTCATAATTACTTGCCTCATTACATGTTGGCTGATTGTATTTTTCTTCGAAGTGCTCACGCATTGCAGCAATTTCCTCGTTCGTAATTTTTTCATATTTGTCTTTTACAAACTTATAGGTTACTGCAGATCCGGTTACTGTGCCGATAACGAATATGAGTCCTTTGATTAAAATATCTTTATACATGTCGTTCTCCTTTACTTATCCGAGACTGATTTTGAAATCTTTATTACTTCCAATGCCCGCCATTTTATCGGCGATTGAGCTGTAAATTTTAGATACATGCTCCAAATTATTATTAAATTCAGAAAGAATATCATCCAATTCATTGTCGAATTTCTCAGCAACTTTCTCTTTTGCCTCTTCTCGGATTTCGTCAGCAATATCATCTGCAGAAATCTTTGCTACTTCTTCCACAATTTTATTCTTGACTTCCTGCCGAATTGTGGAAGATCTCACGTCAATCTCCGTGCGGACCTTTAAATCAATATCGTCTTCAATTTTCTTTGAAATTTTACGAACTGCATTGATTGTTTCCTGCTGCACTCTTCTCTCTACCGCCTTGTCGATGGCTTCCTGAACGATATAGTCTGGAACATCGACATCAATTGTTTTCGAGACGCTATCAATTGTTGAATCAAGTTTATCACATATACCATTCAACCTTTTTCTTGATCCATATGCATATCCAAGTCCAATTAATCCAACAACGAATCCGCCGAGTCCAAAAATAAATTCGAAATTGTTATCTTTCATTTCTTCTTTTCCTTTCCTTAGAAAAACTCTTCAAGATTGAGATCAAACTCATCGTCAATATTTGTAATTAACACCTCTCCATACTTGTTATTTCTGCAAAATTCAAGAAGTGTTTTGATTCTCGGTTCATTGCAATTTTCTTCTATTACTTTGTCATAGCGAAGGGCGAATGAACAAATATCTTTCCAAAGCTTTTCATTTGTCTCAAGCTTAACAGCTAAATTTGTATATCTTTGATGTGTGAGTAAATGTTCTACTAAGGTCTCTCTCATTTCTTATTTTCCTACTCGATGCGTTTATTCTTGCTCTCCGGTATTGTGTTATTAATATCGGCAATTTTATCTTTGCCAATATTTAACGTAATAACTGTCAATGCAAATCCCCCAAACATCAGTGATATGCTCATTAATATACCACCAGCTATATGACGCTTTTTCCGAGTACCTAACGAGCGATCTAACACCGATAAAATTTTTTCAAATTTTTCCACACGCACCAACTCCTTCTTATGTATTAACTTAAAAGTAAAGCCATACCACTTACAAAGCAAATGCCCGCCAAAGTTAATAATGTCACAGCTAATTTATTATGCATTTCGTTTTGCCCTTTCGATTTCTGTTGAAAAAATATAATATTTGTCATTAATCTTGATACCCTTTATTTTTCCGATGCTCAATAATGCTTTGACACCAGCTAACCCGCATCCAAGTTCTACAGCAGCTTTATCCAATGGCACTAAAAATGGTTTTGTTTCGTCATTGAATATTTCCACATCTTCGAGATGGTTCTCAAGAATATAAATGATTAAATCTCTTCCTGTCATTTCTTATTTGCCAACTATATCGTTCCTTTCTGACAGTAAAATAACCCTCGGCCTGTTATAGCCAAGGGCTATCATACATATCTTTATAATAATCTCCTGTCCCAAGACCTACTCTTCAAATCATCTCAAGAATGTTGCCATCAACATTGAAATCAAGGAGGATTGTTCTCTCATATCCATTTACGAAAGAGCGTTTTCTTTCATCGGCAATATCGTAAATTCCGAAGTCAATAAAATTATCACCAATAGGATTCTTTTCATCATAAATCCATCCCACAACCTGTCCGGCCTGTGTACGTGGAATTCCGAGCATATCGTACACTTCATTAAGGAACAGATGCCCTTTTGATTTGAAGAGGTCATTTGCATAACGCTGCTGATCTTTCAGGAACATTAAGTTAAATTCTGGATCTTTTGTCCAACCAGTACATCCATCGTCGAAGAAACGAGCATAATCACTCGTTAAGTTTGGATCGGCTACATCAACTGTTTCTTTTACAACTGTTTCTTTACCATTTGCATCTGTTACTGTTTTCTCGATTTCTTTTGCCTTGATATTATATCTCAGCTCTCTGTCAACCTCTTCTCCAAAACGCTCCAGAACTCTGCCACGATATTCTTTAAAGCCTTTATCAACTGCTGTATACGCCGCTGCCAGTGCAATATTTCGTTTGCGGAGAATATGATGACCGCCAATGATAGCAGCAATAGACACCGTTCCAAGAACAACAGCCGGGCCATAAAGTTTTACCAATTTCACTCCTGCCTGTGTATATACAATTGTAAGATCTTTTTTGCTGTCTTCAACGGTATATTCTTTTCCTTCGGGAATTTTCTCTGGATGTTCCGTTACATCATGAATTTTGTCAACTGTATCTTTCGTCTCTGCCAGAACATCGTCCAGTTTTGTAGTTGCTTTGCACGCCATTACAGCACTTGCCACAACGCCCACAACACCTGCTCCAACAAGAATTTCAGGACTGTGTTTCTTGAATTTGAATCCTACTCTATAGAATTTGCGAGTCAATGTATTCATAATTTCTGCTTTTTTCATGATTACTTATTCTCCTTTGTTTTGTTTTTTAGATTCTTCAATCTCTTCATGACGGATCAATCGCTGCAGGTACCATTCCGCTTTTTTAAGATCCTCGATACCATTCTTCTTTTTCCAACGTGATATGTATTTGATGACATTTCCAGTACATACTGCTTCGATTCCTGTAAGATCCTCAGTGAACGCTTCGATAGCATCGATCGTCTCAAGACCGTTTTTAGTTTGATAATGTTTAGGTCTGTTTACATTATCATATTTTGATTCCCAATGAGATGGGCGTATTATTTCTGATCCATCATCCGCTATTGCCGACACGCAATCACAGCATACGTATGGCGATTTATTGTTAGCGCAATTATCGCAATCAAATTTTTTCATTTTATCCTCCTAATCGATCGGCATTGCTTTTGGCAGTTTGATAATGTATCCGTCATATACCCTTACTGTCTCGGCAGTGCGAATATTTGTCCATCCGTAATTGGCACTTGTCCACGGCGCTTGAAGATCCGCCATGTCGTACATGTCTGCAATTGTGACAAATCCGTATCTCTTGATGGCGTCGTTCATCTGCTCACGGACTCTTTCGGCATCGACTCTGGTTTCAAAAATGATATCATCATAATCGAATCTTCTTCCGGAATTATATCTGTCTCGATCATCACGATCGTCTCTGTAATCTCTTCGGTCATCGTAATAACTTCGATAGGACACTTTGCTACCGCTTCTGTTTCGACTGTTTCCCTTTCCTCCATCATAGAAAAGCATGTCAATTCCACCGGTAACAATGTCTGCGATAGCTTTCTTGATAGCCGGAACTAAAACATCAAGAACAACATAAGACTTGATGTTTCCGGCATCTTCTGAAATGAACATATTTGCTAACTTACGTCCTTCGTTTTTCCTGGTCTTTACTTTACCGTTAACGACCTTTTCAATTTTCTTTTCTTTAGAAGCTTCTTCTTTGCTTCTATGTGAATTCGGCTGATAGTCTTTCATTCAAACCTCCTCATTAATCTACCATTTTGATTGATCCAGGCAATGAAATATTCGTGCCAGCAATCAGATTCATCTGCTTTTTCACCTGATATGTAAGATTGCTTCGTGCCTTTCTTTCAGATAAAGCGACCGTTTCCCCTTTCCATTTCGAGGCTACACATTTTCCAAAATGCACAACCGGTCCGCAATAACTATAGGTGTGATATTCATCCATAGGCATCCTCCCAAAAAGAAAAGGGAAATACCTTGTTCAGGTACCTCCCTCGATTCACATTACTCTTCCGTAGTTGTCTCTGTGTCATCAACTTCTTCAGCTTCGACATCCGCTACGATTGTTTCTTCGTCAACCTCTTCGTTTGGATCAACCCATACGAGTTTGAGACGTTTTCTTTTCGGTTTATCGGACTTGTTAGCCTTAAGTTTCTTATACAGTCCAATGCCTACCGCTGCAACTGTAGCAACTCCTGCTATTGCCAGTCCGATAACTTTTCCAGATCCGCCTTCAACCTCTTCATAGATATTATCCTCAGACTCTACCGGTCTCAGATCTTCGTTCTCGATTGTCTCCATTACTTCTTTTTCTTCGTTCATGATTAAATCCTCCTTAGATTTATAATGTTTTCTCATTAAAGCCGTTGTAAATTTCGCGTATTAGAAAATTGAAAGCCCGTGTTCACGAGCCTTCAACTAGAAACTTATTTTTTAGATATAATTTTCATAATAATTTTTCCAAATGCAAAACTTGAAGCGTAGCAGATCGATCTTATACCAAGATTCCGAATTAGATCTATCCCGATCACTTCGAATGCGTTCAAGTTCATCTAAGCTTTTTAAAATAGATTCCTTCTCATCATCGGTAATATTTTCTCGGGTAAGACATTTGATAAAATCATCATGGGTTTTCTCGTAAAGTTCTCTGATATCTGCTTCTGTTTCCATAATTTCTTTTGCTCTTTTTGTCATAATTATTCTCCTTTATAAAAATTTATTTCTATAAAGGTCTTTGTTTTTGACGCGTGGTATAGATCTATTAGAAATATCGATCGAAATCATATGTTGGAGCTTTGAGAAAATCAAGTACTAGGCACGGTTCGCCTTTTTCAGTTACCTGCGCGCTGATATCCAGCTCAATGTTTCCATCCGAAATATTCCATCCTATATCGTCACTGATTGTCGTATGCCTCAATCCAAGCTCGTCATATAACTGACTGAGTGACGCGTACGTTTCACTGCCATAGCCCATTTTCCAATTGAGATCATTCACTGCTTTCTTGACAGTGTTGATGTCGGACTTAAAGTATCTCGCAGATAATGGATCAAAGAATAGAGATGTTCCTGTATCTGTGACAATTACCTCTGCCTTGCTTGGCGGAATTTCTTCGATCTTGTCTTTAGCGATACTGTCCCTAATCGTCTTTTCTTTCTTTCCCCCAATTGTCTCAACCACTTTTTCTTTGTATTCAGTCAATGCTGTTGTAGAGAGCTGGTATGCGGTTGCAAGTGCTGCATTTCGTCTCATATGTACAGAATTAGCTCCAATAAGACAAGCCACAGAGCATACTCCGGTTACTGCCGCAGGAAGATATGGTTTCCATCCGAGCTTTACATACTCAATAGGACTGATTTTGATCCCGCCTTCTTCGCTCCATTTGCGCGCTTCTTCTACTGTAGCTTCATGAAGTCTTGCCTTTTTCTCTTCTTCGATAAGATCCAATACCTTTGGAGTTGCTTTTACAGCGAGTATTGTCGTTGTGACCATTCCTGCAATACCGATTCCGGTAAGAATTTCAGGGCTGTGCTTCACTACTTCTTTTTTAGCCATTTTGATTAATCCTGGCTTTTTAAATGTTTTCATGATATTCTCCTTTGAATAAATTTTAAATATATCAAAAACAAAAGAGAACCCTCGTGGGGTTCCCTATTTGTCCTGATTCTGAAGTTCCGAAACTGTTTGCTTCAATTCTTCCAATTCCTCATCTCTTTTTTGTTCCGCAATTGCATCTGCTGTCGCCGCAATACCTGCACCAATTGCCATCACAATTGCGATAGATTTCTTAAAGAGTGGTGATTTAATTAAATTATTGATTTTCATTTTTTTCCGTTCTCCTTTCGTCATTTCATTAAAGGATGTGTTTCTGTCGCGACAATACAAAAATATCACCAAATATTGTCACCTGCGTATTGAAAAGAAAAGAAGAAATATTACAGGATTTAAACCTGTACTTCCAGAATAATCTGGTGTTCTACCATTAAACTATCTATTTCTTCCATTAAAGGCTATGTATTTTTCGCGAATCTATTTTGAAAAGATAAGAGGCCCTCAACGAGCCTCGTTCTCCTTTCGTTTAATTTTTCGTTCAATGGATTGTTTCCAATCTTCAGCTTTCGTCGCTACTGCTGATCGTACTTCCGGGATAGCCAGTGCTGATCCGACAACTGTAATTGCTGGAACAACGATTTGTCCAATCCAAAGTCTTACTTCTCTCATAGTATCAATGTTTTTACGTTTCATTTTAGAATCCTCCTATTGAATATTTTTCATTAGAGGCCATGTAATTTTAGCGAACTCTTACAGACAATACTCCTGCCATTCGATTCCTGGCTCGTATGCACACTCGATAATATAGCATTCCAGACCATCGTCCATGACAACTTTTCTGTGATTGAAATCAATCCAATATAACTCATTATCACAATCTGCAATCCATCCAAGGTCTGCGCCATAGTCTGTGTTTTCAAGTCCCAAGAAATCATAAAACTCATTTAGGACCGCATAACCACGTAATACATAATTTCGATTCAAATGATATTCCGCCATCAAAACCTGTTCGAGTGGAGCCTCGAAATACCTTCCACAATACGTATCGTAGAATAGACGCGGTTCTGAATAATCTTCTTCCAAATATTGTGTGCAATCACTAAGTAACGTATTGGCATGAATATATGTGGGCTGTGCTTTTTCAGCGGCGATTGCTTCTACGATCTTATCATGTGTATCTTTTCCATACATCTCGATTAGCTTTCTTCGGTAGCTTTTATATGACTGATCTAAAAAGTTATATGCTCCAATCAAAGCTGCCTGCTGTTTTCTCGAAAGGATTGCCGAACCGATAACGCATCCAATTGTAGCTACGCCTACAGCAATCGTTGGAATACATACTGGGGCGATAGTTTTTATTGTTTCGATAGTTGTCAATTTTTCGTCCTTCTCAGCCTCTGCCTTTTCGATTAGCTCAGTCGCCTTAATTGTCGCTTTCGCTGTCATAACCGTTGTCGCAATAACGCCTACAGTCCCAATTCCAGCAAGAATGATAGGGATGCTTCTCTTAATTTTTAGTTTCTTCATATGGTATTTCTCCTTTCTTGACTAGATCTTCCTTCCAAAGCAATAATATCGTCCATTTTTACATGCAGAATAAATGCCAGAGCAACTAAATTATCTACTGTTGGCAACGACTCACCATGACGCCACTTATATATAGCATTGGGATTTTCAAAGTCGAAAAACCTCTGAAGCATACGCACTGTGATTCCAGCTTCATTCATTAGTTGTACAATGTTTTTACCAGTTGCCTTCATATTTATTGAGAAATCTGAAATATTCACATTATTCATTTTGAATTTTCTCCCTGCAATTATCGGCACATCACAATAATTAAACCGCCAACAACGATGGTATCCGAATATGGGATATTTGATCTGAGGATGTTGCTAATCTCATTTAAAGTATATCTTGTCTGAAAACCCATATACTCAGTTGTCCCATTATTGCAAATATGTATAGGGTTTAAAGGTTTCATCTTTGAAGATATGAGTTTTCTAAGAAAATTACTCTTCTTCTTTGGAATGCATATAGTTACGGCTCTTTTTAATCTGATCATTTTGGAATCCTTTCAAAAAAAAAAATTGAGCCAATGTTACAGCTCAATTTTCAGAATCAATTAATTTTGTTACCTTTAATATTGCCGAGTCATCAATGTTTCCATCTACATTAATATGAAAATATATTTTTCCATTTTTCATTTCTAGTTCAATCTCTTTAATATCGATATCAGGTTTAATACCCATATTCTTATATATCGCCTTAGAAATTATTCTTCCTAAAATACTTCTCATCGTTTTTGTAGATAGTTTTATTTTCATCTCATCCATATCTGTCTCCTTTAATCTTTATTCTATAAAAGGGAGCGTATTTTTCGCGAGACTGGCAAAATAAGAGGTCTAAATTCAAAGACCTCTTATTTTTTTCACAAATGTCGTTTAGCTAATTCTTCTGCCACTTTTTTTGTAACCATATTCTCCATAATTTTCTCCGTATTACCTTTCGCTGCGAGTGTCAGCCCAGCGCTGATAATAGTTGTTATAAATTTTGCATATTTTATTACTATTGGTGACATATAAATACCTCCTTTCTCATAAAGGAATATGTAATTTTCGCGAAAGAAAAAGAGTCTCAGTTTTTTCCCAAGACTCTTTGATCAAATATCAATTTATAAGTTTTCTTCCGCATTTTGGACAATATCTGAGCGGAATGTCCATATACGCTAAATCATCACCTTCTTGGCAAGTCAAACTTAACCGTAATTTTGGTTTGTACTTGTGTTCATCACCATCTAGTATCCAAGCTTCTAACATCATGGCGTTGAACACTGATCCTATTCTTACTTCTTTCGACTTAATCCATTTAGTAATTTCTATTCCATCTCCAAATTCATCCGGTTTGCAAAATTTACACATAAATAAATTCCTCCTTAAAATATTCTTTCATAATATGCCATGTAAATTTCGCTAAATTTCTCTGCGATCAAAGCATGTCTCCCATCGTTCTCTTTTAATCGGCTTGATCTTTAATGCCCACATGAGTTGGCGAATACTTACTGTCGGATATAGATTATCTGATGGTTCCCCAGATCTCTCGTCAAAAAACTTTTTGAATCCTGGATGGAGGTATATTGTATTCACCAGCCATGGGTCTATTTCTGTCCACCAAGTTTTCTTTGTATCCGGATCATACCGCTGCTGTATAACCGCCAAACCCTTTGAATCCATTTTGAATAATGTGCACTTATCATATACCGGGTGGTTACAGAAATATGTTTCTCCATACATTGGTACATATATCGTCGGTTTTTCATAAAAATATCGCATTATTCATACTCCTTTTAAAGTAAAAATTAAACTCTATTTTAATTTCTTAAAGTCTATTTTAATTTTTTCTCGCGTATTAATATAAAATAATAAAAAAAAAACGACAAAAGAGCCCTTGTTAGAGCCCTATTGCGATAATTTTCTTCACAGATTGCATATAAATATGTACTTTCCTTCGAAATTCATCCTTATATGATACACTATGTCTACCTCTATAATTGTCATATCTTGGTCTAACGTAATCACCCATCTCAATTATCAGCATAGCTTGCTCGATCCGTTCAATCGTACTTTGACGAATCTGTTCACCTTCTTCAAATTTGATTAGTGACTCCGTTCCAACGCCAGCCAACTGAGCAAATGTGTACTTATTCAGATTGTATTTCTTATAAAATTCCTTAATCTCCATATTCATATCCTCCTTAGAATTTTTCATATAAGGATAAGAATTTGCCGCGAAAAAGAAAAGCCCAGGAATATTTCACCCAGGCTTTTGCCTTAGTTGAATTTTCCAGCTCTAACATCTAAATGATAAATTTTCTGTTCAATATCTAATACATCCATTCGATCAAGATTGACAGCTTTCGCAATTTCGTTCGTACTAAGACCTTTACGGTACATAGCTTCGACTTTCCTGTAACTGTCATCCATTTTTTTTTGTCTCGTAATAAATATTGCCATACTTAAATCCTCCTTTGATTTTATTGCTGTATTTCTCATAAAGGGGCATGTATTTCACGCGAAAAGAAGAGACCTCGTGTGAGATCTGCTTCCTTCTAAAACTTAGTTCATATCAAGCATATCAAAGTATTCGTGGATAGAATCCATAATCTGTTCCATCTTTACGTCCATCACCGATGACATCCGTTTACGATAATGTTCGGTATAGCTGTCTGAATGACTTCGATTATATATCGCCGCCTCCATACGTTCTTCCTCCGTTTCGTAAACCAATCTTTCATCCTCGATGGTATAACGATCTCCAAATCTGTTTTCTTTCGTAATCGTAACTTTCTTTGTATACATAATACGTACCTCCTTAGTTTTTCTATAAAGGGATACGTAATCTTCGCGAAGAAAAAGAAGAGGCTAAGTTTTTCTTAACCCCTCCATTTTGAATCTACTTCTTCGGGATCAGTTTATTGATCCATCCACGGCCCATAATGGTTGTGATGGTTCCGGTTTCTTCAAACTTGATTGATTTGATTGTCCCCCATACAGCCGTTCCTGTAGTAACAAGTAATGCCGCCAATGTTAAGCCGTTCTTTACCATGCGATCGTTTCTTTCATCTCGTTGCTGTTCTTCCTTAAACTTCTGGTCAGCCTCATGCTGATGTCGGTTTAATTCCTGTTCAGCCTCGATCTTCTTGATCTCAATAGCTCGGTCATAAAGCTTAGTAACACCATCAACCGCAATTTTGTACTCATCAGTGCCGAGTTTCATATCTTTCAATACTTCCATTTCGTCACCAATCTCGCCATTAAGTAACTCTTTGATTTCATTCATACTTACATCCTCCTTAGAATTTTTCATTATAGGCTTTGTTATTTTGGCGAATTGTCTTTTAGCAAAATGATCTTATTTTTATCAAGAAGTTTTGGACTCTTGCTCACACTGATACAGATCTTGTAGAAATCCTTATAATCCGGATCATCCATCTGTTCGATTTTAAAGACACCATATCCGGTCTTATAATTCCTTTCAATAATAAAAGTCATGATGCATCCGATAAGAATACCAACTCCAAACGCAATAAAACCTCCAGTCATGTTATTTTCCTCCTTTCGTCACTTTGTTTTATGAAAAATCCCACCCGGGAAATTTTCACCCTACGAATATACAATCATTCAACGTAACCCATGTCCGTAAAAAAAAAGAAAAGGAAGGCTTTGTTAAGCCCCCCGTTTTTTAGCCATAAATATCGGAATCTGAATTTCTTTATTTGGTTTCAATTCCTCAACTGTATGATTCTCATTGCACAGATTGAATATCAGATCAGCCTCATCCATGTAATTGCTGTGTATAATATTGATGAGTTTCGTGTAGTCTTCTTCTTCACCTGCACCACTCTTCAGTTTATACGCAATATCGATAAGCTGAGTATATTTATCTGTTGCTGCTGTCATCATTGCATTGAAATTTGTTTCCATAAAATATTCTCCTTCGTTCTCGATTTTTTTTTCATAATATGCAATGTATAATTCGCGAGAAAAAAGAGAGTCCAAATAGAACCCTCTTTACTATCTCTATAAAAGGCAATGTATTTATCGCGATGTCAATCTCTCTCGTTGCTCAATAACCAAAAGAACTTTCGGTACCTGTCATAATACATATCTCTCCCACACGGCATTTCCAATTTTGAATGCAGATATGTATATGATAATTCTTCCGTCACGGCACGTAATATGTATGATCCAAGTACATGGTCTGTCCGGTATGCAGTCCGCTCTATTAACTCTATTCGCTCAGCATAATAAGCTTTCAATACCGCATTCCGACCGGTCCGATCAGATACAAGATTCGTGCATGGACTCATTTCAATGATAGATGCCGATCCAGGACTATCATTTATGGCAGCATACGCTTTTTTCCATACTGGATACTGCAAGCAAAAATGTTTTAACTCATAATATCGATGCTTACTTATCCAGTATTTGTTGTTTTCTGACAACTCAGCTCTTATTACTGTCCCCATTTTGAATTTTCCCCTTTGTTTGCTTTCGTTTCTCTATTTCAACTTTCTTCATAAATTTTATCGTTGCTTCCCTTATCTTTTCGCGATCAACGTCCCCTGTAATTCGTATAATCGCATTGTTGTATTTATACTCCTTCATGTGGAAACCCTAACTCAGAAAGATGTCAGATGCTTCGGAATTGGTTAGTTCCAAAATTTCCTTTAGTTTTTCAGCATCGCCAACGGTCATCTGGCATGTTCCGTTGATTTTCTCATAGAGCGATGATTTGCTAATACCAATGAGACTTGCCGTTTTTGATACTGAGAATCCTTTTTCGTGTATTTTTTCTTTTAATTTTGTTGCATTCATGACTACTCCTCCTATGCTTTCGTTGCATATATGCATACTCAAACCTTATCATTCGTTATGTGTTTTGTCAAGAGTTTATATGCATTTATGCAATATTTTTAAATCTAGGTTAGATTTTTATTGCATGTATGCAACTTTTATTGTATTATATAGTTGAGTTCATCAATAGAAAGGAGATCGATATGAATATAGGAGAACGTATAAGAATTTTGAGACAAAATCTCAATATGTCAATGGAAGAATTGGCAAACATCTTAGGGAAAAACAAGGCCACAATCTATCGGTATGAGAAGGGAGGAATTAATACATTACCGTTAGATATATTAAGGCCTCTTGCAGACGCTTTGCAGACCACGCCTGAATATTTGCTTGGGTGGAATGACGAAGATGCTGTAAATGTCGGCGATATTGCAAAAATGTTACGTCTTAAAAGCCATATGGATCTGGAAGAATATTCTGAAGAAATAGGCATATCAGTCGATGACCTAAAAAAATATGAAAGCGGAGAACGGTGTATTTCTAGGAACACCATGGAAAAAATGATAAATTATTCTCCATTCAAGCAGTGGAGTGAAGAGTTTGGCGATACAGTATTCAACGATTCTGAGTACAATAAAATCGCTGAATACGCCAGATTTATGTTATATCTGAGAAAAAATAAAGGAGATGACAGCACATGTTAAAATATAATTCTGAAACGGATCTCGACTCCGATATTGACTCTGACATTGATAAATATGCCATATATCTTAGAAAATCCAGAGCAGACCTTGAAGCTGAAAAAATAGGTGATGGTGAAACCCTTGCAAGGCATAAGAAGATTCTTACCGATCTCGCGGCACGAAAAGGACTATACGTTTCAAAAATATATGAAGAAATTATTTCCGGAGAAACGATTGAGGCAAGACCTGAAATTCAAAAGCTGATACAGGATTGCTATGATGGAAAATATCGAGGAATACTTGTCGTCGAAGTTACTCGATTGTCTAGGGGAAATCAAGGCGACGCCCAGACAATAATGGACTGCTTGAAATATTCAAACTATAATAAAGGACTGCTTGTTGTGACCCCTACAAAAACGTATGATATAGTCCATTCGCAAGAAGATGAAGAATATATGGAATTTGAACTCTTCATGTCTCGCAGAGAATACAAAATGATAAAAAAGCGCCTTGAACGAGGACGAATGCAAGCCATTGTTGAAGGAAACTATATGGCATCGCATAGGCCATATGGTTATAATATAGTCAAAACAAAAACTGGAAGAACACTCATCCCAAATAAGGATGAAGCTCCAATTGTAAAACTAATTTTTGACTTAGCTGCTGACAACGTCCCTCTTCTGACCATTGCAAGGCATTTAAAAGATATGGGGGTTCCAACATATAATGGCGACTATTATTGGTCAAGAGTTAGTGTAAAACGAATACTTGAAAATCCTGTATATATTGGAAAAGTGCGGTGGAATAATCGAACAACCATAAAAACAATGGTTGATGGCAAGATCGAAACCAGATTAACGACATTAAATAAAAATCACTATATGGAATACGATGGCAAGCATAAAAAATACGCACTAACAGACGAGGAGACATTTGCTAAAGTAAATTCAAGGCTTACGGAAACTAGAACAAAATACGACTACAAATTAGTAAACCCTTTAGCCGGTCTCCTTCGGTGTAAAAAATGCGGAAGAGTTATGAATCTCAGGACATATGATAGCAGAAAATACAACGTTTCGCCAAGGTATAACCATGACGGCTCTCCTTATTGCAAATTAAGTTCCGTCATGTATACAGATGTCATCGATACTTTAATTCGTGCCCTTGAATTATATATTGAAGATTTTAAAATTGAAATCAATAACGATTTTCAGCACGATGATACGAATATTCAAATGCAGATTCAAACATTAAAAAGAGAGGAAACGAAACTAAAGCAAAAAATAACAAAACTATTTGATTCATGGGAAAACGGAATATTAAATAATAATGAATTCATCGAAAGAAAAGTAATTAATAATGAATCATTAGAAAACATGCAAAGACAAATACGCGATCTTGAAAAATCAATACCTGAAAAAATCGACTATAAAGAAAAGATCATTTTACTATCTAATGCAGTGGAAAGTCTACGAGATGATACAGTCAGTGCTAAAATTAAAAATGATTATTTGAAAGAGATCATCTCTACAATAGAATATAGTCGCGAACGTCCAGGTGAATTTATACTAGATATAGAGCTTCTCTGATACCTACTACCACATATAGTAGGTATTCTTTAACATATACATATCCATCATAAGTATCTTCCTTT